TAAGGGCATCTCAGTTAGGTCTTCCTCCTGAGTCCCATACGCCGTACACGGCAACCATTCATCCGTTGATTGGCTCTTAAATTTGAACTCTCCAACGGAACACGCATTGAAAAATGGATTCTTTGCTTTTATCACTATGTCGATCGTACCGTCACTATAATTTTGTGTAAAACTCTCGTAGTTGAATTGTATCTCGGTCGAAGAGTGAAAGACTTCGCTCATGAACTTGCCATCGTAAAACTTACCACTTCGGTTTCTCCTGTCGTATTTCCTCGTCTATCAACCGATACGGTATAAAGTGAATAAGTACCGTAGGTCAACGTTAAATCAATTTCGTGCTCGTTGCTTGTATCAGGTCGTACCTCGTCCGTTCCTAAGAGGGTATCCACAAGCGGGTTTGGAGAGCTCCCAATCATGTTGTAATATCTGACTGTTACAATGTCATTAAGCATCGCCATTGTCATCTTCCCAATCTTTCCATTCTTCTTCGGGCGGAGCATACTGTACACCGATGGTATCCTCATCTTCAAGAATCAATTTGAGAGCAGACGATGGAACGGAGTCAAGGAAGACCCAAACGTTACACAAGCCCTCATTCTCCCCTTCGTAATATCTCTCTATTGAAAAACAAGTTGTATTTCCCACAAAACTTTTAGTTGATATGAGCGGGCCTACTGTGGGGTGATCAACATCCCCGTCTTCGTCCGAACTGATCACGCCACTTCTAACCAAAAGTAAAATTCCACGCCCGTTAGTGGGATCGATCCAGACGCTCATGCTATGAGTCCTTCCATTGACGCAACCAATCAACACTAATATATTTGCCACCTGACATTGATTGCCAAGTTCCCATATTAGTTGACCGAATTGTGTTTGTTGTTGCATCTACCACGGTAACTTTCAAACTGTCGTCAACGTAGAGTTGCATCGTGCCGTCACTGACTCCACTTACGCCCCAGTATATCTCGCAACGTCCAGTATGCCACGCTCCCTGTGGATTGCTAAAAGTACCACTACCAAGGAATGTATTACTGGCATTAAATCGTTTATAGATTTGACATGCTCCCGTCTGACGAAAGAAAAACCGATACATGTTTGCCATTGGATACGTAGTCGCCGTATCAGTCGGAAGTTCGCACGTGATTGGCTTGTTACATCCAGAGCTAATATAAAAGCTGAACTCCCAAGTATATTTGCCAGACATATTAACAAGATCACTTCCGTGAGAAATCCAAAACCGTGGATGACCTGATCCTTGATTAGACATTACGAGCCTGTTGTTGGTGATAGTTAAGTTACCGCTCGCTTGGAGTTGCCAACGTGGGCGACCTGCAGAAAATAAAGTACCGTCGCCTGTTGGCTCTGAAGTTTTGGTTATATTTGTTGTCTCAAAGGAATCACGCTGACCTGAAAGACCACCGTCAGCCCAGTCTTCCAAAATTATTCCTTCAAGCCAATTCTGTACTACAAAGGAAGTTGCGGACGATATATTGCCCGCCAAGTCAATGCCAATAGCGTACAGGATATGATCACCCTTAGCCCAACCTGATGTATCTATGGACGGGAGCGACCATGATCCTGAAATGATGGAACTATCTGTGCCTAAAAGTTCATCGTTGTTCGGGTCTGGGCTTCCTCCTAATTGCCGATAAACCTTAACCAAAGTGGTATCAGGCAATGGTTTCTCCTATGCTTTTCAGTGGACACGAGGAGAATCCCTTGACCCTCCTCTTGTCCGCTAATTATCTTACTATGATGCCGAACCAGAAACGGTTATGCTCGTACCAACAAACACCTGATAATTGGTAGGAGCGGAAACAGTTGGCGAACTCGGTGCGGTGGTGTCGATTGTGGTATTCAATATACTTCCGTATGCACTGCTATTTCCTAAAGCATCCGTCCATAAACCACGCCAATTCCACACACCATCGGCCATAGCCGACGATACTTGATGGGTGAAATACCAAGTATTACCTGATTTCGTAGGGGAGTTGTCCGTCTCAACGGTTGAATAACTACTTGCGGCACTTGTTTTCCGCTGTAACTGCATCGAATCCACGGAATCACTTGAACAACCTGCACCCATTGCTGAGGCTGGCGTGCCCAAGTCGATCGTTAACTTAACTCTTGGTGTGTTGTCATTCGTTATGTTATCTGATGACGTTCCACCTCCAACCGAATCATCAAGTAAGTCGCATGTAGGAGTTGCATCGCACCCTGTATAAACGTGTTTAGCAGAGCTACTGCTCATGTTTCCTGCCACGTCCTCGGACTTACAGTTAATCGTATGCATGCCCGCAGACAGTGAGATTCCTGTCGCAGACCAGTTCCCGCTACCATCTACCGATGATGAACTTTTCAGGGTCGTGCCATCATATACATGTACTTTTGCTGCATCTGGCATTTTTTATTCTCCTGTTTTTATTTTGATTTACCCCAATTCAACTGACCGTAAAGTCGGTGCGAACTGGGTACGCTTGCGAAATGCATGTGACGGTCACATACTTCTATGTGGTTGAATCCAAGAGCTAAACCGATCTTCATCATTACGTTCCTTCTCCATGGGTCTGAGATACCAACATCACAAGCACCATATCCATCACTCACCAATAGGTGAGGTGAATCTTTAACTCTCTTTACCGCATCGTTATGACTTCGACATCTTGCCATAGACGTAAACGGCATTGGAAAACCACACGCCATTCTAAACCTCTCAACGAGATCAAGGAATTTATCTGAGGGTTGCAACTTACAACCACAATCGCACAAACCTTCCTTTTCAGAAATGTGTGGGCGGAGCATTTTTCTCCAATCTATTTCTTCCAAAAAACCTTCAGCATTGCACTCAGGACATCTAACACTTCTTTCATAATTACCTCTTTCTCTTTTTTTGTCAATTTCTTATCCTCAAGTGCATTACCTAATTTATCTACAACATCCTTAACCTCTTTGATGACTTTACGATACTTGGCGGAGTAAACCGTTAACAATCCCGCCAGCACCATTCCCGCAAGGTAGAGGGCGTTGCTCCAAGTCAACCAATCACCCATTTAAGGCCTCCTTAAATAGTTGTTATTGAAAAAGTTATGCTACCAAGGTCGAGCAATCACGATGGGACTTTTTTATGTCACCAAGCTTTTGATCTATTGAGCGAAACCGCTCACGATCTACCGCAAGCCACTTTTCAACTTCCACCACTTTAATTCGTAGTGCCTTGATGTCCTTAAAACTATTCTTTATCAGAACAACAAAGGCAGAAAGCGATAACGTGAAAATAACTTGCAAGACTATGAAAGCCACTTGCCAAGGGTTAACCATTTATTTCTTAACGACCTTCCAACCCCAACTTTTCTTCACGTCAATCTTTTTCTTTGGGATACCTTTAATAACAGTGCCGTCTGGCGTTACCATTGTGTAGGTATTATCTTCGGGCTCTTTCTTTTTGGATTCTGCTTTTTTATCAGCCACAATTACTCCTCGTCTTTTGGTTTCGGTTTCGGCTTTGGCTGAGATACTTGCTTTCGTACCCAACCTATGTCTTCACGACTTTCGACTTGATGCGGTCTTACGTACTCTATGGTTTCTCCATCAGGGAGTACCATCGGTACTCTTTCGTTATTCATTTACGCCTCCGTTATGATATTGTGAAGAGGTCTGAGGGATCACCAGTAGAATCAACAGAACATTTGATACTCATCTTCGTCTTTCCTCCAGAAATCGAGGAGACACACGAAAAGTTGTTATCTGCTATCGTAACCGTTTTGCTGGGCTGAGCAAAGACTATTGTCATGTTGTCCGCCAGTTCCATGTTCGCCATATCTGCAGTTGATATTTCTGAGATCGTCACTTCCACGGTTAAGGTACGGCCAATCACCCAATTTAACTGCTGACCGTCTTCGAGTGTTAAGTTGCCTTCCTGTACTTCTTGCTCCCACGATAATGATTCCACGTTTAAGCCGCCTCGTGTAAATTTCGACGTAGTCGCCGCAAGCAAGTCAATCGTACAATCTCCGTAGAAGATTACGTTGCCTATTGTTAAAGCCATTTATCTACTCCTTATTTCAAAGTTAACATTACTGTACGTTACCATAACCCTGTCGCCAAGATATTCGGCCGTCCATTCTTCCAACCCGTTCGGATTGACGAGGATCAAATCGTCAGAGGTTATCGATTTTATGTCCACAACCGCCACCTGAGAATCTCCGAGCTTGTCAAGATACTTGTCATTCATCGCCTCTAAGACAAACTCAACATCTACGTCCAATGTACTCCAAACAGTCGTGCCCTTGTCGCTCGGGCCCTGTTCCACCATTCGTATGGTGAAACTATTATTCTTAACGGACTCGGGAAAGATACCCGCCTCCTGTTCTACCCACTTGTGAGCGGGAGAATATCGGAATCCATGCGTGACCAACTTTGCTTTAATCGCCGTGTGGATTGCCTCATAATCCGTCGCAGGCATTTCATCTACCTATTGAGATTGCCGAGTGTTTGTATATCTCGGCATCTTCGACGACGCTATCGGAATCCTCGTCAACCCAGTAATCAATTTGGGTGTCGTCAGCTTTATTCTGATAGACTTGGGACAACTCCAAGATCCCGTTGGCGAACATTATATTAGCCAGTGCGGTATATACGATATTGTCCTTTAATGTCTCGAGGTTTGGGATATCCTTTACATCTTCAAGAGCCGTGTCTATTTCCGCCGATGTCAATGCTGGATTATCCTTCCAATAGTCCTTTTTTAACCTCCTGTAAACCTCTCTCTTGGCCGTCGTTATTTGTGTCGAGTAATCGGATTGACCGCTAAACTTAAAGTCATCAATATCACCCTTAACGTCAGAGAGATCGGAGTCAACCACGGTTATATTGTCAAGTATAGACAAATTACTCCACCACTTTCAATCCTTTGAGAATTTCGTACTCGTAGGGAGTGAGATTTATTTTGTCGCCTTGATTAACTTTAATGGAATTGCCAATAATTTCACAACTCCATTCTTTTATAACCGTAGCTTTTTTCTTCTTGGGTTTGCTCGGGGCTTTTGCTTTGCTCTTTGGCATAGCGTTCTCCTTAGTTATGGGCGGGAAAATTACCCGCCCAGTTTCTTCTGTTATGGCTTAGGAATTAGAGCCGTAACTGGATGAACTTGTGATCAGCCAATGGGCATCTTGATCGACAATAGCATAATCTACCATACCATACCAACCGAGATGTACGAACCTCTGTAATTTATCAAACGGGCCCGTAACCATTTGCGATATATCCTGAGAAACTGCCTTACCTAAGGCGTTTCGGCCGAAGAACTGACTGTGATAAGTATCAACGGCGGATGCTCCTGCATCAGCATTTACAGTTACGCCTGTTGATTTGATGAAACGAAAACCCTTGTACATACCGACTTCATTCTTAAGTATCTGGAATGCGTCAGCATATTTCTGAACGTCCGACCATCCGCTAATTAATGCAATGTCGTCCGCAACGTCAGGGTGTACAATACCGACGTAGAAACCGCCGTCAAAGGGCAATACATTCGCTCTTGAGAGTCGATTATAAACGTAGGCTAAGTCTCCTGCTTGTACCGTGTCACCCGCCGCTATCGCTCCTTCATTGGCGGCACTGTTCGCCATTCTGACGTTACTACCAGCTTCACCTGCTATAATGCCAAGTGCGTTGAGCGACTCTGCGGCATTCATACCGACGACCGCTGATGCTCCCAAGTCTGCTTTCCCACCCGATTGAATTGATGCTAACTTGGTGGTAGTTACAACGTTGCCGTATTCTGCGGGAGTTAATGTCACCTTAGTGTCGGACATCTGGACACCGTCAGGGTCAACCGCTTCTGAAAGTGCAGACGTTACTTTGGCGAGTTTTGCGTATTTTGTTAAGTCGATTGACTTTGCACCGATCGACCTTTTAAAGTCAACGAACTGATCGATGATAATGTTGTCACCGCTTCCTCCGCTGATCAAGAATGCTTGATCCATCAAGGCGATAACCGAGTCATCTACCTGTGATGTTCCAGTGTACTGTGTTGCCATAGTCGTTACTCCTTAAACTATGACGGCATTTCTTTTTGCTGGAGAGCCTCCAAGTCTTTTAACGAGGTTGTTTTTCTAACCATTGACTCCCAACTTTCTGGCATACCGTCTGAATTGTTGCCATGAACATTCTTTTTATCGGGAGCAAGAGCGAAATAATCGATGCGGTTTAGGCGTTCAAGGGCCTCAACATTTTTATCCATGTCATCGGCTGAAACTTTCTTGAAATCGTAATCACCTTCCGCATTCTTTTCAGGCAAAACGAACTCCTCTATAGCTTTCTCAAAGTTCGAATGGCTTGTGATTTTCGCAAATCCTTTAACAAAGTCGTCCCGTCCCGATTGAATAATGCCGCTTTTGAACTCTCGCAGAGCATCAACTTCTTTTTGAAGTTCGTCTGAGGTACTATCTTTTGTTAGCTCCTCGTTTTTTATTTCGAGTTCGGTTACACGCTGATTAACTTTGTTAAGCTCTATCCGTCTCGTCATACTCTCATGATTCGCTGACTTAAGAGCCCCTTGAAGTTCTGACACTTCTCGATCCATTTTGCCGAACGATGTACTGATTTCTGTCAGTTCATTTTCGACCTCTGGTGACTTCTCGTCACCTAACTTTGAGCGTACTCGCTCGATTGCGTTCGTAATATCCATTACACGTCTCTCCTTATTCGTGGACTGATGTTACAAGCGGCGATCTTTATTATCACCACATTTTTTTTACGGTTATCCCTTGTCATCCCTTGTATTACCGTGTATTACCGTGTATTCCTTGTTATTCCATGTCACCTCGCTGAGACCTCGTACGCCGATGTACTCCAGTAAAATTACGTTTTGATCCCTCAGGAACTAATCGACAATGACAATGCTTTCCGCATACCGAAAAACCAGATCCTGGCATACCAACATCTCTAAAGAATTGAATTGTACCTGTCGTTCCGTTTCTGTCAATACAATCTGGACATGGATTGTTGCTTACCACTATCCACCTGAACATTTTAACGCCTGCCGTTTCAAAGGTCTGTTCAGCTCCTTTTTGTGAGGCGACGTTGGCCGCCTGTTGTATGGTACTTCTTATGCCCGCCTTGAATCCTCCGAATACCGTGCCACCTCTTTGTAAATCCCTCACCAACGTTTGCTTAATTGCATCTCGACTCATTCCAGATGATTCCATTTGCTGAATCGCTTGATGAAGATTGAACAAGGTCTGTTCCACGTTAAACTCCAGAGCTCCGCTAATAACAATTTCAAGTTGTTCAAAATCAACGGCCATACCATACCCTCCTTAAGACATCTCCAACCACTCGCCGATGAGTTGACTGGCATTTCTCTTTGGCTTTTATCGATATGCCAAACCACTCACGCTTAGGAACGGGCCCTGCCATGGCGGATTTACGAAAAAACAACTGGCCTGTGGAAGTATATAAAGGAATCGCCTTACCTTTTCCCGCAGTTACTTTGTGTCGCCTCGTTCCTTTTTGGTGATATAACGCTATTTCCGCTCTTTTCTTTGGCGGTATAATTATGGCTTGAGGTTTGCTTTGTGTGGCTCGCACTTTTCTGTATACGTTTTTCATCATACCCGTATCGCTTAATGCTATTCTTGGCGTGTCGCTACCTCTCGCCGCTTTACTATGAATCGTTCCTGCTTTAAGCTTTTTGAATGGTTTGCCTTTTATGTCCCTTCCACCGCTGATGCCTCGTTTAATGTCCTGTATAACAACGGCGGCGGCGGCGTTAACGGACATGGGTAACGCCCTTTTAAGTTCGCTTTCAATTTTCCTAAAGTTAAACCCTTTAATGATTTGAGCATTGATCTTCGCCATTCTAAACCTCTAACGACCTTCGAAACCAACCGTAATAAAATCTCTCCAACTCGGGTTTCTTATTCACTAACTCTACATAATATCTCACACGAAAGGCCCGCACCCTATTTACCGAAACTCCTTTTAACGCTCCTCTCGTCTTAGGGCCTAACCTCCCGTCCACCATTATATTCCGACCTCTATTTACCGCAGACTCTTGGAGTATTCTCACGGCTCTCGTTTGCCCCATATTAATGCACATATCAAAATAAATGTGCCACAAACTTTTAGGCAAACTCTCCACCTTGGTTTTGTTCCAGTAATCTCTTTTGTAGATACGAATAGCCGCCGCTTTTGTTAGGTTCTTTATGTCTAAGTTCGGGTAACTTCTTTTGGATATACCAAAATTAGTTTCGCCACCTGCGTCATGCTTGTCGTTAACGTATTTTCCTTCGTGCTTAAGGACTATTTGAATAATCTCATCGAACGTCTTCATAGCTACCCCTTCATTGTTTTGTTGGCAAACTCTTCACCAGCCAAGGCCGCCTCCTCTATTTCGTCTAAGTGTTGTTGAAGAAATTGCCTTGAAAGCTCTTCCAGATACACTTCAGGATCTTCCAAGAATGAGTCGATATCTATTTGATCCAACAATAGCTCTGAATCGCCTTTAATCTCGTCGTAAAGGCCGTTAATTGTGTCTTGTAAGTCGTCTATAAGATCAGGCATGTTGTCACCTTATTTCAACGGTTTATTCCTTAGGGAGAAAGTCGGCTTGTCCTCCGTCTTTGGGAACTCTGCCATAACTTCTTTGTTATTTCGAATGTACTCAAGTGCCCAATCCTCGTCCTGTTCTGGATGATTCTTTAACAACCACCGTACAGGGGAGCTTGTGCCGTCTTCCCACTTCATTCGCTCCAACTCATACGACACTTTTTCATCTGAAACAACCTTTGGTTCTTGATAATCAAAAGTCATCTCATCGAGAACGCTCACATCGATCTGTTCATCACGATGATAGTTATTCACCAACACCACTTTCTTAATAAGTTCAAGGTCTGGACTCCTTAGGCGGTTGATGTCTGAAGCCCACTGCCTTAACAATGGTTCGGTTCGGAGCTTAATAGCGATGCCTGACAAGTTCTGTTCCACTGCGGTCTTAAGCGGAGAATCTACGTTGTGAAGGTTCGAGATGAAATTACCGAGTTGCTCCACCATCTTATATACCTCGTCGTTGTAGAGGTCTGCCGACAGGACTTTGGCATCTGGCGACGATTCCAACATACTGTTTTCTGGAAATATCGGATGCCTCAACCCTGACTTAATCTGGCCGCCCTCTCCAGCCGTACCAGATGGTTGAAAGTTCAATATCAGCAGTCGGATTGTTTCTTGAATGGTGTCGTCATTTGCAACGGTCAGCAATATATTAATTGTCTGCACCAATTCTATTAACGAGTCCAGACCGTTGCCCCAGAATTTATTGCCGTGGTTTTGATTCCTATATAATACCCAAGGCGTTTCGCCGTCGCCATAGACGGGCCCTGCGAAGTCCTCGTTGCCCTCTATAAAATACCTGTCGTTCGTAAATCTCTCTTCTTGATCGAACTCTGGGTATTTATTCTCGGTCGTTATGTAGTAATGCTCCAAGGTCAATCTGTCCCATACCACCCACTGAGTTTTCTCTTTTACGGTCTTAGATTCGTACGCCAACGCTTGCCACTCTAAGCTATCCGACTCGTACGGGATAATGCATGTATTGCTCGCATTAAATCTACTGTCTATGGTTATTTTGTCGAGGTCTTCGTTGTATTTGATGTGGCACAGAGTCGTGTTGTGTAGTCGCATCCGTTCGAACGTTTCCGCCATCATCGGTATAGCGTCCACCTCTTTTAAGAGATCCGTAAGGGCCTCTCCTCTTTGATCATCGGGTATTTTCAAGAGCGGCGGAGTGTCGTACACGTTACATATCTTTCTAAGGAAAGCAGGGACGAAAAAGTCCAGTGTAACCAACTTCATTCGGCTTATATCGAATCCATCCATGAAGTTCATCAGGTCGTTTTTCAATACTTGTCTGATCGTGAAATTGTCTTGATCTCGGAAAACGTCCCGCATATATGCAAGCTTTCTTTCTTCATTCATAGAGAGGTTCTTTAACTGTTTGTTATTGTTGATGTTTTTCGGTTTGCTTATTAGCATTTCTTTTATATTCATAGTTGCCTCACTTCTGATTTGTAAAATTCCTTAGCAAATAACTGCCAGACCAAATAATCTAAGCAATCACTACCATGTGTCCTGTTTGGGTCAATCGTTTTAACTTTCCCACCTTTTCCATCTGACTCGTCTTGCTCCATGTCTCCCACAAGATAAGTGCAATTATCGTTAATGTACAACCTCGTATGGCCTTCAGCCGACTTTAACAAGGAACATACGACGTTAACCCTGTTGTTGATATTTGGGTTCGACTTCGGCACCCGCATAGTCACCGTCCACCCTGCTTGCTTAAGATAGTCGCCTATGATTATGTAATCGGTCGTATGATCTCTCCAAGACTCGTAATTACTTGAGGCATCTCCAGTCAGGTATAGAGCTTTGTTTTTATGGCCTTTATACTTGTCCGTGAATCTGGCAATACAGGATTCCGTCTTAGCGTTGTAAGGTATCGTAACCTCGTCCACTATTTTTAACGTCATTCGGCCGCCTTTCGTATCGGTCTGGGCGACCTCCCATACCATCGGACTTTTATTAAAGTCGCAAGACAACCATAAAGGTTGGCTTGAGTTCGTTGTCGTTTCTTTCTTTTTGACATGGGTTGTCCTATCGAAATTGTAATATAAAGCACCCTCGTATGCAAGTATTTCAGCCTCGAACTCTTGAGCATAAGTGCGAGCATCCATTGTTCTTCTCGCCTCGCTTAAGAACTTTTCTGGGAGGACGAGAGAGGAAAACCAAGTATAACAATGCCATTCTTCATCACCGAACTCTTGAACCGTAATCTCCATCTCTCTGTCGTTCTTTTGGACATAAACGTTTCTACACTTCGGTATATACTCTCGGTAGAAGTGCGGGCCCTCAGGAACTCCGAGCAAAATACACCATCCATTCGAGTCGGCGAGCGACGGGTATATGTGTTGCTTCCACGAATCGACTTTGACATCTGCAATCTCATCCAACACGCCGCCCGCCCACATTGTGCCTTCGAATCGTTGTGGCCGATCTAAAGACAATAACTTGAGAGTCGTCCACGTTAAAGGGTCTTCTGTCCATCTAAGAACCATAGATAAATCTCCCTCCCTTATTGTTACCTTGTCTCGCATTTTATTTGGTATGAACGCCTTAAAGTCATTCCAGAATATCATTTTGACTTGAGTATAGGTTGGAGCTCCAGTAAAGTATTGCTTTCCCATGTTCTGGATAGCATAAAACTCTTTCATCAACTTACGTTTGGATATCTCTGTCTTGTACGATCTTCTACCCGATGGTACTAAGATTATTCTCGTCTTGTCGTGTAAGAACTGGCTATGTATTTTTCTGAAGTTCGGTAATACTGTCCATCGCTTTGACAAGTGCGTCTGTATCGTACTCTTTGCCCTCTCCGCTTTCTTGCTCAGGGTCGTAGGGCCGCTCGTTGAACTCATGTTTACTCCTCGTCTTTAACCAAAAGATTATTGCGGTAAGGTTGTTATCGTTGACTATCTTATTTACGAGGGCGGTCGTCATCTTTATTTTCGCAGACGCTGATGCCCTTTTTATACTGGTCGCAAAAGTCTTGTTATTATTCTTCCATCTTTCAAATGTGCTATGGTTAACACCGATGAACTCCTGTGCCGTTCGTTCGGATAGTCCGAGGCGAAGAATACCCATGATGTCTTTCTTTGTCTTCACCGTTAGCTTTGTAGGTCTTCCGATCTTCTTTTTGGGTTTGGCCTTTTTAGCTTTGGCGGTCTTCTTTGGCATTTCTTAATCAGCAATTCAAAACTGTTCTTAACCTTTCTCTCTCCACCTCTTCATCTTGGAACTCGAATATCTTGTTGCCGTTAGCGT